TATCTGAAACTCAATACCATTATCTTTGGCAAACTCTGACGCTGCTTTCCACTTGGCTTTATTTATCTCAAAAGTTGCACATTCATATAGGTATGACTTAGTGACTCTACTCTTCTTCTCAGGTGGTTTGGTTTGTTTGTCAGGTTTTATCTCTATGATATATCTCTTGCCATCAGTCTTCTCAATTAAGAAGTCTGGATAGTACCTATGAACCTTACCATCAGCAGGTGATACATATGGGATTGAGAACTCTTCACTTGCCCACTTTTTTATGCTAGGATTGGTATCACACTCCTTACAGAACCTTCTTTCCCATGAACTCCTACAAATAATATTGTTAGGATTGCCCATGTATTTGTCAGGATTGGTGGGTTTATATTTTGTCTTTATAGATTGCCCCACTTTCTGTCTACATAGTATGGTAATCACTCTATTTATAGATGGCAGGTATATCAAAGTACACTACAGAGAGTTTGATTACGAAGTTAATGCACAATGCAACAACTTCAAATTACTTTCTGTCTATTAATTTACCTGGAGCTGTATCAACTTACATTGGTCAGAAAAAAAATATACTAGTTGATGCAAACCTAAAAGAAAGAATTAATATTTCTTGCACTGATGCCACTCTTCCTGGATCTTCATTTGCCACTCATGATGTGACATCAGACTTCATGGGTGTCACTGAAAAGATGGCATACAGGAGAATGTATGATGAGACGATGTCTGTTTCAATGATTGTTGACCCTGACTATAAGACCCTTCACTTTTTTGAAGGATGGATGGACTATATTGCTGGAAAACAGATTAGTAATAGAGGAAGTAATGATAATTATAAAAATTTTAGAAATGGATTTAGGATGAATTATCCTGATGGTGATAATGGTGAAGGTTATAGATCTCAAAATTTAATTGAGTTGTATAAATTTGAGAAGGATATTAGTTCAAAACAAAGCATAAAATATACCATGGTTGAGGGATATCCAATTTCTATGAATCCAATGGATATTAGTTATGGTGCAACTGACCTTCTTAAATTGACAGTGAACTTTTCATTTGTTAGATATGTAACTGAACCGTACAATCCAGCAACTGCTAAAAAGGATGATAAAGATCAAAGTCCTATACCCACCATATTTAATTCTCTTCTGTCACAGAACTTCCTTAACTTCAAACCAGGTGATGGGAAGATTAATCCAGAACTAAATTTAGGATCTCAAAATATTGCCTAAATATTCACACTGATTTTTTTATAGGATATTATGCCTTTACCAAAAATTGTAACACCAACATTTGAGTTGGATTTGCCTTCTTCAGGAAAAACAATCAAGTATAGACCCTTCCTTGTCAAGGAAGAAAAACTTCTTGTAATTGCACTTGAGTCAGAGGACTCACAACAAATTACTTCAGCAATCAAAGCTGTCATTAGTGATTGTATTTTGTCCAAGGATGTCAAGGTTGAACAATTACCAACTTTTGATATTGAATATCTCTTCTTGAATATCAGAGGGAAGTCTGTAGGAGAGGTTGTGGATGTAAACATTGTCTGTCCAGATGATGGTGAGACTGAAGTAAAGGTGTCAATCAATCTTGATGACATTCAAGTTATCACAGATGAAAATCATACAAAGACTGTTAAACTTGATGATACTTACTTCATGGATATGAAGTATCCATCTCTTGATCAGTTCATCAGAAACAATTTTGAATTTGAAGACCCAGATCTTGATCAATCATTTGATCTGATTGGAACTTGTATTGATAAAATCTATGATAGTGATGAGGTATGGTCTACAGGTGATGTAAGTCCTCAAGAGGTGAAGGAATTTCTTGAGCAGTTAAACTCAACTCAGTTCAAAGAGATTGAGAAGTTCTTTAGCACAATGCCAAAACTTTCTCACACTATTGATGTGAAGAATCCTAAGACAAAGAAAAAGAACAAAGTCACACTGGAGGGACTCTCAAGTTTTTTCGCATAGGCATGGCACATATGGATATGATGTCATACTATAAACTAAATTTTGCCTTGATGCAGTACCATAAATACTCATTGACTGAGATTGAAAATATGATCCCTTGGGAGAGGGAAGTATATACTATTCTACTTGAGCAACATCTTAAAGAAGAAGAGGAAAAGGCAAAGAGAAAGAATGGCTCTTGAGAACCCCACCAACGTAGATAAAGAAATTGACCAGGGTATCTTGCGAGATTATCTTGGTATTGAGGATGGGAGTGATATAGATTTTGGCACATATAAAACACTAATCAAAGAGAAAATCACTGCTGCTAGAATGGGTGGTAGTGATATGGATAGTGGTGATATTGATATTCTTACAAAAGAGTTTATCAGGATTAAAAAGATTCCTGTACCTGATGACCAGGTAAAACCAAAGATTGATGCAAAGAAATTTTTTGCTGAGCAAGAGAAAGCAAAAGAGAAAACTGAAGAGAAAGAACAAGATAAAAAAGAAACTAGAATATCACAAGAAAAGTTTCTCAAGACTGCTCAAAACACAATAAATGAAACTAAAGAAAAAGTTTCACCACAACTTTTACTTCCAGGAACTGCTACTCCTCAACAAGAAGAGAAGGAGGAGGATCAGCAGGAGGACGTCAAGAAAGGTATTGATGAAGTATCTCTCAAACTCACTGACCTTGAGGAAAATTTAAAGAGCATCTTAGAGACTCTCAAGAATCAATTCAAACTTGACAAAGAAGAAGAAAAGAAAGAAGATAATTTAGAGGCAAGAGAAAAAAGAAAAGCAAGAGAGGCAAAGTTAGAGGACAAAGCAGGAGAAAAAACTGATAAGAGTATCAATAAGAAAGTGGTCAAACCTGTCAAGGGTATCTTTGACATGATCATGGATTTCTTTAAGAATATTCTTCTTGGTGGTGCTCTTCTATTCCTTCTTAAAATTCTTCAAGATCCTAAGAAATATTTACAACCATTGATTGATGCTTTTAATAGTGTTCTTGAATTTTTCAATGGTATTATTAGAGCAATCAATGGATTCATTAATGAATTTAACTTTTGGATTCTTAAACCAATAAGCAACTTTGTTATTGGTCCAATCTATGGTGCCTTTAATTTTATTGAAGATAGAATTAATGATGTCTTGAAACTCTTTGGACAAAATCCTCTGAACAACATACCAAATCAAGCGCCACAAATTCAGATACCAAAGATACCTGAGATTCCACTGTTTGATCCATTCAATACCTTACCTCAGAATCAACAGAAACCACCCCCACCAAAGAGTACACCTGCTCAAGGACTTGAAGGTGGTGGTGTGGTTCTTAACAACACCACTAATGTTGGAGATGTGAATGTCCAAACCATGTCAGAAGGTGGCAAGGTCAATAGCAACACAGGAAAGAAAGTAAAAGGCATGGGTGCTGATACTCAGATGGTTGCATTGCAACCTGGTGAGATTGTTATGAGCAAACCTGCTGTTCAGTATCATGGTGCTAATAAACTACTTGCAATGAACAAGGAAGGTGGTGGAACAAATGTTCCTAAGCAAGGCACAGTAACTGGTATGCAAGGTGGTGGCATGGTTGGTTATGGTTCCAACCTAAGTTATCCAAGTCCTGTTCCTGATTATCCAAACTATAAAAAACCAAGTGATTCTTTTGGACAATTTTTTGCTCAAATATACAAAGCTGCTAAGAAGTATGGTGATCCATTCCCAGAGGTTGTTGCTGCACAAGCAGTAGAGGAGAGCAACTTTGGTAAGTCAATGCTTGCAAAGGAAGCATTTAATTTGTTTGGTCAGGATGCTCCTCCATCATATCCTGCATCAAGAAAATATGATTATATTGATCCTATTGAGGGAAAACATACTGCTATTAAGTTCAAGAGTTTTGATGAGTCTGTAAAGTACAGAGTTAAACTCTGGAAGCAATATTATGGTTCTGCCAAAACACCAAGTGAAGCCATCAGAAATATTGCTGCTGAGGGATACAATCCTCACTCAGTCTACCCTGGAAAGATTGAGGCAGTAATGAGAGAGTATGGGGTTGTTCCAAACCTTCCAAGTCCAATAAAAAGTGCTGTCACTCCCACCACAAAAAAAGTATCATCAGAACCTGCTGTTGACAATAGATCCATGCTTCAAAGAGGTATGGATTGGGCTATGACCAAGGGTAAACAAATACTTGGTTTTTCAGGTGGTGGTATTGCAGGAGGAACAGCAGGGAGTCCTAGAGATCCTAAGAATAGAAAAATATTTTTACATTGGACTGGTGGTTTTCATAATGGAAACTCAAGTAAGTATCATCAGGTATTCAATGGTGCTGGCAAACCAATGACTGCTGGTGTTAATTATGGTGTAGATAAGAATTCACATACAAAAGGTGCCAATACAAATTCAGTAGGATTATCTGCTGCTGCTTTGGGTCATACAGGAATGACACCAAGATATTATGATGACAAAAAAGGTTGGGCAGAAAGTCCTCTTACTAATGCTCAAACAACTGCCATGGCAAAAGAAGCAGCTGGATTGATGAGAGCATATGGTCAGACTGCTGGTGATGTTGATAAGAATGTAATGACTCATGGTGAGTGGGAAAGATATGCTGTAAAGACTGGCAAACTTCCTGCACCAGTGCAGAGATGGGACTTAGACTCTCTCACTCCTGGTCCTTACAGTCACCCTGGTGGATTTTGGTCTACACAACAAGTGAAGTCTAAGGGTGGTGATCAAATGAGATCAAAGATTAAATCATTCCTGTCTGGTTCTGCTCCACAAACATCAGGAGAGAAATTTTCTCAACCTCCATCTGCTGCTAAGTTTACATCAGCACAGGGTGTAGACTCCTCCAATTTTGGTGTCTTCCAGAGCATGTCTGAGAGTCAGAGAAGTAGATTTCTTTCAGCACAGGTAGGCACTAGTGTTGATGGCACAAGAGTTACATCAAAATTACAATTTCAATTACAAAAATATCTGATAGCAGAGAGTAAGTTCAAGAAAGCACAGGTAGTGTCACCAAAGGAGACAGTTACATCACCATCATCTGCAATTTCTCCATCACAAACCACTAGAGTTGCACCTGGTCCAAGGCAACCATCCACTTCTGTTGTCACCACTGCTGCACAAAATGGTAGACAAGTACCACCAGGTGCAACACCACAATCTGCAGCATCTGGTGGTGCTCAAAATACTGTTCCTGTTTTTGATTCAACAGACTCTATGAACACTGAGACTCTTATCATCAAATCCATCTACAGTCTGGTAGGATAATATGGCAGTTCCACTTCTTCTCGCTGGTGCTAAGGGATTGTTGGCAGGTGCTGCCAAGCAGGGTATTAAGAAAGCTGCAACTAATGCTCTTAAAAATAAAGCAAGAAATGTAGCAAAGAATAAAGCAAAACAGTTTCTTCAAAGAAAGAAGAAAGGAGCTCTGGCAAGAGTCTCAGGTAAAGATGGTGCCCTTGTTAAGTCAGAGGGTGGTGCTCTTGCCAGGTCTATGGAGGGTGGTGGTGTAAGTGCTATTGTAAAGGCACCTCCTACTAAACCTCAAGATCCAAAAGTAATTTCAACTGGTGGAAAAGTAGGATTTGAAAAAATTTCTATTCAGGTGACTAATCTTGTCAGTTTATCAGGGTCAATTGATGGTGCAATAAAGGGTCAGTATCAGGCAGAAGTTGAAGCAGCAAAGGAAAGAAAGAAACAACTTGCTGCAGCAAGGAGAAGGAGAAGAGAGAGACTGCTTGAAGGTGTCAAGGGAGCAGCAGGTGTTCTCTCAGGTATCATAGGTGGTGTAGCAGGTAAGTTTAATTTCTTTGACTTTATTAAAAACATTTTAATAGGTGGAATTCTTCTTTTCCTTCTTAAAAACTTTAAGAAGATTATGGGTGCTCTCACATTCTTGAGAGATAATCTTTATCTTATATTTGCACTTACAAGAGGTGCATTCCAAGTATTTGGAAGGGGATTAGGACTGGTAGGTAAGATATTAAAAGGTGCTGTCAAGGGTGTTCTGAGATTTATAACAGGCACTGTCAAGACTATATTCAAAACCACTGGTAAAATTCTAGTATCAGGTGTGAAGAACCTTGGCAAGATGCTAAGGTCTGTGGGCACTGCTATATTTAATTTTGGTAAGAATATTTTTAGATCCATAGTAAACTTTGCTAAGAGAGTTCCACTCCTTAAGAATGTAATTAAATTTGCAACTAAACTTGGAAACCTTTTGAAGAGAGGTGGTAAAGCTGCGTTTAATATGATCAAAAGTCTTACTAGACCAGCATCTGCAGCAATCAAGGGTATTACAAAAACAGCAGCTGCTGTTGGTGGTGCAGTAAGTAAAGCAGTAAGGGCACCTGGCACATTAGTATCAAAGTTGTTTGGTAAAGAAGCAGCAAAGAACTTTGGTGGTATTAGTAAGATGATGAAGGGTGTTGCTAAAGCAGCAAGAGGAATCAGGATTCCTATTGTTGGTCCTTTAATTGTAGCAATCTCATCATTACTATCTGGTGATCCACCAACAAAAACATTGTTCAAGGCAGTGGGTGCTGGACTTGGTGAAGCACTTG